CCACCGCCAAGAGTGCCCCAGGCTGAACCGCTGTAACCCTCGTACCTGGACAACGTTGAGTTGTACCGGATCATCCCGTTGTTAGGGCTGCCCGGACGCTGAGCTGTTGTCCCGACTGGCAGGTCAAGCGTTCCAGTGCCTGACATCAGGACGTTGCCCGCAAACGTGGCAGTTCCTGTGAATGACGGTGATGCTGCTAACGCAAGGCCGAGATTGGCTGTGCCAGAACCTTGAAGCGCACCAGTGGCGCCAACCTGAATATATGCGTTATTAGCTCCGTCCCTAATTTTGAGAGTGGCTTGGCTTCCGGTTGTATCAACGTGCCACTGGAACGGAAACGTGGTCGCGGGAGCACCGCTGTTGTCGTTGTTTCGCGCAATCGCGGACAGCACATTATTAAGGTCGCCACGAAACGACTGGCCGCTTTGATCCGCTAAGGAATAGTCGTGTGTAGCCACAAGGCCCTAGCGCACTGTTGCCAATAGTTTACGACTTGCCAAAGCCTGTCGCCATGTAGTTGAAATTGCGATCGACGATGGTGCCACTGCTGTTTTTGAACGTGACCGTAAACCCTGTACGAGAAATGCTGGACAGCTCGAAGAAATCACCAGTGGCCATGTTTTGTGGCGTGATGCCAATAGTGGGCAATGCGCTGTTTGCTCCACCAAGGCTGCTCGTTCCAGTGAAAAAGGCATTGGTGAACGTCACTGCCTTGGCCGATGTTCCGCTTGCAATGGCTGAGGTGCTTTGCTCTGTGCGTTGCTGCAGCTGCGCTTTATAGCCCAGCTCGTCTACAAGGATGTTCTGGGCTGTATTCGTTGAGGTCAGCACGACCTTGAACTGAAACGCACGAGCTTTCAAAACGCCATTCACCAATGGCTGCCACGCGCTGTAAGTAGGCGTGCCAGACGGATTGTCGTTAGTCTTCCGCACGTAAAGCTCGGCGTTTACTTGGTCAACAACACCACCATCGATGTCTTCCCAAGTGTCGATGTTGGCTGTCCGACTATCCCAAGTGTCAGATGGATAGATGCCACGAGCAACTAACCGACGCTCCAAGTCCAAGCTATAAACCGCCTCAAGGTCAAGCGTGCTGGCAAAAGCGTATTCACCAGTGCCTGCAGTCAAGCCATCGCTGTCAAGAATTAAAGCGTCATAGGTTGAGTCGTAAGTGGTGTCAGTTTTACTGCCAGTAAACGGCGTTGGCGTAATCTGGTCGTCACGTTGCGTTTTTACTCCGAAGAAAGTCTGTGTAACTGGTTGGTCAACAATGATGCTGGTTTCTGTTGCGCTTTTGTGAAGTAGATCATCTTCAAACTTGACAAGATACTCCCCCTCCAAAAGAGGCACAACCGCTTCAGTTGCACTGCCTGCAACAGCTGCAATTAAGTCAGTGCTGTTAGTCCATGTGGCACTGCCATCAGTCAAATTGCTGTGACGAATATGCACTTTGCCACTGACTTTTACATCGAGATCAACGGTTTCATCCCAACGCAGCGTTGCGCTGTTGTAGTTCAAAGGCTCTAAGGTCAAGTTTTGAACATTGCCTGGAATTGCTGTCTTTCCTGCAAGTTCAAAGGTTTGACTTGTAACAGGCCCGGTTTTACCGAGAAAACTGCGTGCTGAAACTTGAACTTCTAATGATCCAGACTTCAACCCCTTAATTTGAGTCGAGGGCGTTTCAGTTACAATTTTTTCAAAATTATTGTCGTTCAAACGGTAACGAATAACAAAATCATTAACGTTAGGATCTGGAACGGTTGTTGCATTGCCTTCCGCATCTGTAACTTGATTGACAGGGCCTGCCCAGTTGATGTCAACAGCTGTTTTAACAGTTCCACCTTCTTCATACAAAAACTCAGTAGCGGAAAGACTCGTTATTTCCGCTGGCGTTGCAGAAACATTGGTTATGTCACGTTGCGTCAGCTGGAGGTCTTGCTCAACTGCGTTGTAAATGCTCTCGTTGTATTTGAGAGCGGATACTCCAAAAACTCCGTCACCGTTTTCAGCAACGCTAATGACGCGAAACTGTTGGGATTGGATGTCAGTAGTTTGAATCAACCATGGGGCGTTAGCAGCTGGGGCTTGGCTAAATGCTTCCGTAACATTGACTGCCGTTCCATTGATCGTGTCGATATTTCTTGTTTCAACAAGGCCGTTGGGTAGGACCACTGAAATTGTTGGACCGTTACCTATGTTGACCGATAGTTCAGTGGTGCTATCAATAGTGATTTGAAGTGTCGTTGCCGAGGAAACACGTCCGTTTCTCCTCGTTCCACCGCGCAAGGGATCGGCAATGTCCACCACCATGCCAGGGCGTACAACAATGCCTGAGTCAATACCGATGGCGAAATTGCACGTTTCGTAAAGGTCTTGCTCACTTAACAACGTCCACTTGCCCAGTCTGTTTGCCTGGCCTTGTGAGTAGCAGCCGACTGCTTTTATTTCCTTGTTGTTGACGCCATACTTAGCAACAGCATTAGCGTCTTCAACGTATTCAAACGATACCTCGCCCTGCTCGTCGTAGCTTTGGTACGCAACGGTCGCACAGGTGTGACGACTGCGAACTGACGATCCAGAATACGAAAACACACCATCAACAACGTTGGCTGGGCCAAGAGTGTATTGAGCATCAGTAGGTTTATCTTGCATCAACACCAGCGAACCAGCGCCGTAATAAGAGATGCCTCTAAAAATGCTGCTCATCTCTTGGATGACGTTGTAAACCTCTTTGCGCTGATTGATTAACAGGTTGCAGCTGAAACGCGGCTCTTCTCCGCCGTTACCGTCTTCGACAAGCTGGTTACAGTATTGACTAACTGCAAGAAAATCGTAACGATCCAGTGAAGATTCAGGGATGCCCGCTCCGTACCTTTCATTCGTAAGTAAATCCCACAAACACCAAGCTGGATCGTTTGTCCAAGTTGCCGCAGCAAACGTTCCGTCCCACACGCCGGAGTACGTGATCCGCCCTAGGTGTGTTGTGGTATCTACGGTCGCATTGCTTGGAATCCGAACCTTGATGCCGCGAATCAAGTATTTGCGTTGTGGAATGCTTGAAAAATCGCTTGAATCAAAACGAAGTCCAACTAATGCGCTGTTTGGATAAGCTAATTTTGCGTCAATAATCGATGTAAAACTTTGCCAAAATGTTTTATTTGAAATCTTTGTTGAGCTATTGTCACCTGAAAGACGCTTTACTCTAATATCAACAGGGAACGCGCCATTAAGAGTTATCAGGTAATCTCTTTGGTACGATCCACTGCTTTTACCAGAAATTTTGTTAGTTAGTACCTCTTGAAAACTGCCGCCACTGTAGCGAACTTCGATTCTAACATTAACGGCATTTCCAACGATGTCTCCATCGTCTTGAATTTCCTGTAGTGCAGGAAGTTGAATTGTTACACGAACGCGATCAACGTCTGAATCTGTTATTTGCCTTGTAACTGGTGATGCATTTGTAACTTCTACGCCAACAGCCGTTTCACTTTCTACATTAGAAAAAACACCTGGAATATAAGTCTGCGATTGCGTGCCGTTTCTAGTAGTAATAGTAAAACCTTTGAAATTGTCGCCACCGCTAGCGCTTTCTACTGGCGTTCCATCAAGGAAAATGCTTTTATTGCCATCGTCTAAGCCTTCGATCTCCCCTTCGCTGATCAGGTCAAGAACGTTCGCAAACTGTTTTGACTGCAGCGAGTCATCTGCTTCAGTTGGCGTTTTACTGGATCCGCCACCACCTTTACCACCACCGCCGCCGCCAGCGCCTGCAATGTACTTTGATTGCGTCATGGTCAAACTTGATCAACGTCAAGGCCAGCAGATATAACTGCCGAACCAACAAACACCCGTCCATAGGCTATTGGCACGGGAACGCCTTGACGAGAGGTGTTTACGACGCCGCTAAAGCTGTTTGACTCTAGCTGGGTCGGGGCTTCAAGAGGTCCAGGCGGTTTTGGCACAGGCGAAAGCAGTTGAGCAATACCCCCAAACGCAAGGCTTAAACCAACCGTACCTACAACTGAAGCACCAAACGTACCTAATGCTCCTCCTAACAATCCTCCACCAGCGCCTTTTATGCCTAGAACAGTCGCGCCAGCAGGTGCAAACACGATTGCAGCGCCTATTAAGGCAACTCCAAGCAATAGCGAGCCAACTCCACGGCCAGCACCTGTCATTACCGGCGTAATACTAAATACTTCACGTTCGCTCCAGGGGGAAAACAATCCTGATACATCCTCGTTATGTATTTTTTGCTTGCCAACTGTTACTCGATAGGCAACACCATTCTTTTCGCTATCGAGCAGCCATTGCTGCAGCTCAGGAAAATTAACCAGTAACGCATGCATAGCTTGGGCAGGTGTGTCCGCCACAAACTCAAATCGAGTCTTGCCCAGCAGTTCGCGCAAAGCGCCGTAGACCTTAACGACTTTCATGCCTCAAGGCACAGGCAGTGTTCTTCAAATAATACCCGCCGTAAACGTCCCTGCTAGACAGCCGCCCCTGCACGTGATGCAATACCCGCTGATCACCTAGGTAAATCGCTGCATGGTTTGGCACGGGAGACGCTAGTTGCATCAATAACGCATCACCACGCTTCAGCTCGGCAATCGGAATTCGCCTGAACCCCTCCTTTTCAAAGTTCTCTAGATAGAGGTTTTGACCGTGCTCCCACCATTTGTCCCGACGTGGGTAGTCTCGCAACTCAAGCTCGAACTCTCGTTTGTACCAGTCGCGGCAAAGGCTGTAGCAGTCCACCACCCCGTGAGAAAACTCCCGCCCCACATAGGGCAACTCAAAGCCTTCAGGCTCGCAGTAGCCCCAGTTTTCAGTGTCTGGGTTAACGATATGCCAAGGCAAACCGCTCTGCTCGCAAGCGACGCGATCCGCAGGTGAGGGGTTGTGGCTCGTAAATGGATGGCTGTGGACTACAGCAACAATTTCGCCTTTATCCTCTACCGCTGCATAGTCGGCTGGATCGAGCACAAAATGCTCGTCTGGCGTGTCAGCCAAGTTTTTGCAAGGAAAGTAACGACGCTTTCCTTTGACCACAGCAACTAGGCCACAGCACTCTTTAGGGCTGTCTTCCTTTGCATGAGTCATGATCAGACTCATAACTGAAGGCGGCAACATCATCGGATCAAACCTGCTCCAGGAAACGAGCCAAACGGTAGTTCATTGTTTTCACCAAAGCGACATTTACAGCTAGAAAGACGCTTGCCACAAACATCATTGGCCTCAACTGTTTGAGGCTCATCGTTTACATTAAAAAATCTATAATTGACGCCGTCAACAGTTTTGCCTGGGCCAGTATCAGGATCGTAAGGGCACTCACCACTTGCTCCCTTGTACTCCCACTGACAAATGTTGGCCACAACCTGACGGTTAGGAAGCTCCTTGTTCGACAGGTCAAACTTGCTTGCCAACTCAAAGCTCACAACATCTCGTGATTCAGTGGCCTTGCGATCAATAAACCACTCCTCAACAGGAAACGTTGCGTAAGGATCAGCGGCTGACTCGCCATCAAGAAACTTCTTCAGCGTCCTAATTCGCTTGACCTTTGCGCCTGTTAGGTCGTTGCCTGGAGTTGTCAAGTTTACGCCCAGCAGCAATGCTGTTACCGCTCCATCAAGGTTGGCAACTGACAAGGTTGGCCGGGGCAACGTGCCACCGTTTGTGTATTCAAAACCCTCAGCCTGCACAGGCAGACGCACATAGTCGTTGCTATTCCAGGTGATGTTTCCGGTCACATCAGCGTTAGACCCTGCGTGCCAACGCAAAATGTCTGTGCTGCCGTGCAACGTGTTGTCGTAGTGCAGCTCGAACAGCTCGATGATTGCGTCTGGGGAGAGGGTTGATAGGTCTGCATAGATTGAACTGATCGCCGTCCAAACAACGGTGTTATC